TTTATTCGTGTTTCACTAGTGGATACGCGACGCTCTAAGTCTGTTTTAGCAAGCTCTTCGCTCATATTAGTCAGATAAAATTACGCTTAGACCTAATTTAATTGATTCAATTAGCAAAGAAGCATAGCCTTTATGTCCCATATCAGCAACTTTAGCAGCACTTTTCCAGTGATCACCAAAAAATGGTTCTAACAATACTGAAGGACATTTAGCTTTTACCATAGAGTAATAACCGTTTTCTCCCGAGATCAAACCTGGAACACTTTCTTTGCCTTCTTCTATGTTATAATTACGAAGGCTAAACGCATCAGCAAAAGTTACTGACATTGCATCTGCAACACGACGAGAAACTTTACTTTGTTGATAATACATTATCATAGAGTAGGCACCGCCACCTCCGTTAAAATGTCCATCAATAACAAACGTAGGGTTAAACTCATCAATTTCTTTGTAAACACGATCAATCTCTTCTGTATAACCACCGCCATACGTTCGATTAAATCTCTTAAACTCTACGTTATCAAGTCCACGGTTAATAACAATGTCAAACACTTTGTTATAGAATGTAAACTCTGACTCTTTTAAACTTGGACTTTTGATCCAAGCCCCAGGTTGTTTTTCGTTATGTCCAGTTAAAAGTGCGACGCGACCATAAAGCTTTGACGTATCTGGTTCAGGGTCTACAATATCAGGAATTGTGTCATTATCTGTTACAATATCTGATATAGACTTAATCAGCTTTGACTGATAGTGTCGCGCAGTAAAAGCCTCTTTGAGAAGCTTATGTTTACTTTCTTTGTTCATTTAGTAGCAACTCTTGTAAAAGCAGCTTGAGAGTAAAACTTTTGTCCTCTGCCTTTTAAGCGACCCTCTTTAAATTTATACGTTTGGTTTTGAATCAATGTCACTGAAGACGGATCGTATAATGCTGAGTTGTTCAACAATACGGCGTTTTCTTTGTTTGAGTTTTTCGATACGCAGGATGTCAGACTCACTAGCGTTAATACTGCAATCAAGAATCTCATCTTCAATTTTGTCTAAGTCTTTGTTAAGTTGACGAGAGACTGCTAGAGGCGCCAAGTAGCGCATAAACATTGTTGCGGCTTTAAGGCTCGTTTCAATGACCCCTAGCAGTCTCATTATGCGTCAACGCGTTGACATTTTGTTAAGCCCCTTGGGAAGAACCTCTTGCACCAGAATCAGCGATACCTTGACCAACGATGTAACCAGTGATAATAGTAGCAGTCCACTGAACAACGTCAGCAGGCAGACCAAGTTCTTCTCCAAGCGTAACAAGGACAGTGCCAACTACGGCTGCCCACAGCTTTCGGGATTTTAGTTTATTTAGCATTTTATTATTTATTAAACTTTACAATGACCATTGTTATTTCTTTTTCTTAGGTCACTTCTTCTTTTTGACCATTTTCTTTTTAACTGTCGTTTTCTTTTTGGGTGGTCGACCCTTTTTACTTCCGTATGTTCCTTTACCGTATGGCATAGTTATTTCTTTCTTTTTAACGATTTAACTCTTCTAGGTTTTCCAGCAGGTTGACCTAGACGTTTCTTTTGACTTATTCTGCTACGTTTTTCAGCAGCAGTCATTTCCTTTGTTGTCTTTGGAGTTTTAGAGGAAACTCTTTTCTTGGGACGACAGTATGGAGTCCCACGCTTCTCGCCTTTCTTGCGACCACAAGGTTTACCAGTTCTAACATCAGTCCATTCTTCTTTGAACCAACGTTTAAGTGCTGCGCCTTCTTTACTTTTTCTTGGCTTTGGCACGACCAGTTCCCCAGTTTTTGGCTCCTACTTTACGACACTTTGCAATTGCTCCACTAGCGTAAGCTGATGGAAAGACTTTATATCGTCCTTTAACTTTGCTATAACAAGCGTCTTTTTTATTAGCCGTTTTGCGTTTAGCTGCCATTACCACTTAACTTTGTTAGCCCAATAAGCTGCGCTCATTTTGCCTTTTTTAATATTCTTTCCGTGCCTAGCTTTGAACGAGGCACGTTTTTTACGCATTTTATCACCTTCACCTTTTTTAGGTTTGCCTGCAGTCTTAGCTCCTTGTTCACCAAATCTAATAGTTTTTATCCTGTCGCCCTCTTTTGCAACAACAACGTGACTTTTCTTTGGATGGCTAGGTGTCCGCTTTGGCTTATTAAAACCTGAAACACCTGCTCTAGCTAATCTAGGGTCCTTTTTACTCGGCATTGTATTGTGGGTTATAGTTTAATTATTCAGTCTCTAACTGCTCAATCTCACGGTTAATAATATTAAGCTCTTGCTGTGGGTCATCAGAAACTTTTTCAGCTTCTTTTGGTTTATTAGCAAAATGTAAATCTAGTAACTTTGCCGCAGAAAATCTTTGCGTTGACTCTGAACCATCTTCCATTAAAGATTCAAGCTTTAGCACAGCTGAAGTAGCTGCACCTTCGACCATCTTAGTAACATCGTTATCAAAGTGTTCTGCTGCAAGTCGAGCGCACAGATCCTCAAACCAAGGTTGCCGCTTAATTAATCTAATTGTATCAGGATGCTTTCCAAATTCTTCAGCAAGTTCTGCTGTAGGTTTACCTTGTAGACTTAAATAAGCCAAAGTGCGGTGCCAGGGCTTTTCGTTTTTAATTTCAGGTGGAAGTGCTTTGCCGTCCTGTCGTTTTAAGGGCACGACGGAAGTTCCTGCTCGTGTCGAATTATCGTCACGAACAATACGCGGCTGAGGAGCTATCTCTAGCTCTCCTAGCAGTGCATCTGCAAATGAATCAGGTTGTCCCATGTTTTACAAGCTTAGAATCTACTTCAGACTCATTAAACTTCCTAACCTTTGCAACAGGTCTATTTATGCGACGTTTTTCAGTCATGTAGCAACCTACTATATGTATAGCAAATAGCAACGCGTATTTTATTTTTTACGCATCGTTTAGGACTTTTTTATACCTGGCACATTGCTCTAATTTTTCCACATTACTATCTGTCTGACCAATTCAACACATGAATGCGTTTAAACTTATTATAGACAAGGCGCAACTCTCGTTCGATTCTAAGTTTCTCACTCGCGTGTAGATGTTTTATGTTTAAGGTTTAGAAACGTTTTCTTGTCGAAGGAACCGAGGGTGATAATAATAGGGCCAGCAGGCGTCGAGGGGAAGGGTACCCCTTGAGAGTGAGACCCAGTCTCAACAAGGCAGAATCTCGGAAAAAAGGGCGAGTTGAGAAAAAAACTAGTTGCGCATCAGGTTAAATGGTGTATATTGTCGGACGCAAGAAAACAACAAGTGAGGTCAGAAAGGTTCTGGCAAACCATAGCAAAGGAAAAGCCCTTGTGACAAGGTGGAGTAAACGCTCCGAAGTATTGATCTTTTACATATCCAGATAAAAACCTAGTAAGGTCAGTTTATGCTTTGTTAGCTGGTGTAAATTATCCAGCAGATATTAAATCAAACAAAGAAATAATATGGCAAAGTTAATTGAAAGCAAAGTAGTGTCCGGTGGTAGCAAGGTCAACAGCGATGGCGATGTTGTCGCTGAATGGCCTGAAACCCGCCTTACGATAGAAGCCCATGTTGATGAGTGGAGCGATGAGCAAAAAGACAAGTTCATTGCATCTATTCTTAACACGGTGCTTCAACACGGGCCTTCTACCGCTTGTAGGTATAACCATACCGACTTTGCTGTCGGCGTGGAGGTAGCAGGAGGCGAGGTCGTGTATTATGAGGCAGGCGACGATGAGAACATGCGTAGCGTTACAATCGTGCTTGATCCTGACAAGGTCAAGGGCAAGCGTGGAGGCCTTACTAAGGCTCAAGCAGCCAAGCTCGAATCGCTCCACACATACCATACCGCAATGTATGGCGCGAAGCCTACCGAAGACGAAATCGCCAAGATGGTGGAGATCGTGAAAAAGTAGAACTACATGGCGTGGAGGTGAAATATCCTCCCGCCAGCTAACAGGGCATAAATTGAAGTTTCAAAACTAAAACGTCGGTGCGTATGTCGTCAGTCATAATAGAAATGAGCAATGGCGAATTGATAGATTTACATTGCTCATGGGGCTGGAGGTGTGAATATGTTCCTTCCTCCCTATCTTCATTTTCTCTGGACTTGGTATTGTTCTAATAGTGTAATATATATATATAGAGTATATATATAAGTAGTAAACAAA